AAAACAGCATTATGGAAACAAAGACCATTGTAAGAGTGAACAACGTGGACATCACAGCCACCAGTGACGAACAGATGATTGCTATACGCCCCATTTGCGAGGCGTTGGGGATAGACTATTCACGGCAGTTGAAGAAGATAAAAGATGATGCGGATTTGGGTTCAGTTGTGGGCGTCACGCCCACAACTGGAGCCGACGGCAAGACGTATGAAATGTGCGTCCTCCCTGTAGAGTTCATCTTCGGCTGGCTATTTACTATCAATCCGGCCAACGTGAACGAAGAATCGAGAGAGGCCGTCCGCCGTTACCGTATGGAGTGCTACCGTGCCCTCTACCGCCACTTCACCGGCACGCAGAAACGCCAGCTGGAGCAGAACCGTGCCGAAATCGCCTTGCTGGAAGAGCTGGCAGACCTGAACCAGCAGCAACAGCAGCTGAAACAGACCATTGCAGACAAGCGCAAGAAGCTGGAGCAGCTTCGCAACGAACGCCTGAAGAACGAACCGCAACTCTTCGACTGAATAAAAATCCACCCAAACCCTTTGCACATTCAAAAATTATCACTATGTTTGCAGTGCTCAACATAAATAACATATCGACAAATGCAGGACGTGAGCTTGCATTTCAACATGCAGGCATTTTTAATGTCCGCATACATATTGGTACAACCTTATACAGGTATCCGTGTACCCCCGTGTACAGGCTTAATGGCCGTACAGCATTTGTCGATGAATGTGTTGAGCAACGGGACAGGCACGGATACCTTTTTTATTTACACTTATGTTACAGTACATCGACCTTTCCAACGCCGCAATGCTCAGCAGCCACGGAACGTCCGCCCACGAAACGGGCACCGCATCCTCATTCCCTCTTACCGGAAATCCTTACACCGACTTCGCACGCCTGGGCATGGACCTGCAGGGCTGCCACGTCCGCTACCGCCGCACGCCCAACGCGCAGGGGCACACCCTTACCGGCACGTTCAACATCTGCGGCACGGGCTACACCATGGGAGCCGCCTCGTATGCGCAGCTGGTGGAGCGCGTCTTCGCCAAATGGCAGGAGAAGCAGGCGTACCGCCGCCGCTGCCGTGCCGAGAAGCGGATGCGCAACACCCTCGCCTTCATCGCCCGGCATCCCGACGCTACCATATTGCCCGCCTACCTCTCGTAACGGGCGCAACCTCTTACTATTGTTTCCCCCCCCAAACGGCTTTCCACGGAGAGCCGCCCGGGACGGGTACACCCTGAACCGGACGAATTACCAACACCGGATAAGCAATCATTAAAACAATAAAGACATGAAAAAAGAACAAATTGAAGAAGCAGCAGAAAAGCATTCCGAGCAATGGCTTGACAATTCGGACGAATATTTCCTCAGCCACCACAGAGACGTTTACGAGTCTGGATTCACAGACGGTGTGTACTGGTGGCCCGACAGCTTGTGCCGGCTCCCATGGAATGAAATACTGAAAGAACTGCATGAGTATTGTGTGGAAGAACAAGAAAAACAACAATCAAACAACGCATAGTATGGAAACAAAAACAATCAAAACACAACAGCGGGGCTTTGCCTGCATCGCCTCCCCCGATGAACGATACCGAATCTGGATTCCGCGCCCCACGCCGACAGGCATCCTGGTGTGCACCTGCGGATTTGCCCTGAGCGGGCACATGGACTTTGTGGATGCCGTAGACCGCCTGTTCTACGTGCGTGTAGACCGCGCGCAGACCATCGACGACGACCTGAGCAACCTCTACCTCACTTGCCTGCAAGCCCCCATGGGCTGCATGGAACAGCTGCTGGTAGACCTGCCCGAACTGATGGAGGAATGGTTATGACAACTTCTGAGTTGTACACCATATTCCACATCGAGGACCTGAAGGACTTACCACAGGCCGTCATGCTGTTGCTGGAGGAGAACAGGGAGAAGCGCGATGCTGTCTACCGTCAACTGATAGCCATGAATTCTTACGACCTCTCGTATGACTGGTTCCAGCCTTTGTACGAGGCCGAGCTTTCAGAACGTAGGCAGAAGAAACAGGACTTCACGCCGAGAGAGCTGGGGATGCTGTGCTCCGAACTGACCGGACAACACGGCTCCCTGCACGAACCCACGGCAGGCAACGGAGGGATGATCATTGCCGACTGGTGGCAACGGTGCAGGAAGCATCTGCCCTGGGAGCATTTCCCTTCGCAGCACATGGTGACCTGCTGGGAACTCTCCTCGCGCGCCTTGCCCCTGCTGCTGCTCAATCTCTCCATCCGCGGTATCATGGGCTACGTGTACCACGGCGATGTGCTGGAGGGTGCTGTGAAACAAAAATACATCCTGTTGAACCGCACGGACGACACGCTGGCCTTCAGCGACGTGGTGCGGGTTGGAATCAATGACCGAATAACAAAGGAGGAACCATGACATACGAAGAAGCCTACAAAGAATGGTACGACTACAAGAAGCGTATGGTCAAAGAAAGCACCTTGTGTGCCTATGCCCTGTCCAACCGCACGCACCTGCGACCCACATTTGGCGACATGGACGTGCAGGCCATACGCCGGAAAGACGTGCAGGCGTTTATCTACGACAAGCTGGACGGCGGACTGAGCGTGAAGTCCGTCCGCGACATGCTGATTGTGCTGAAGATGGTGTTGCGCTGGGCATCCGAAGAGTATGACATAGCCGTGAACACCAACTGGAAGATGGAGTGGCCCAGTCGGAACATAAACAGCGAACACGAGCTGGAGAGATATACCCCCGACGAGTTCCGCCGTATTGTGGAAGCCGTGCAGGCCAAGCCGTCGCCCTACAAACTGGGCGTGCTGGTAGCGCTCACTACCGGGATGCGAATCGGCGAACTGTGCGCACTTCGATTCGGCGACATAGACTGTGAAAAAAAGACTGTTCGTGTATGCCGCACGGTGGAACGCATCTACCACGTGAACCCGGACGGGACACCTGGAGGAAAAACGCACCTTATCGTCAGTGAACCGAAAACTAAGAGCTCGCGACGCGAAATCCCCCTGATGCGCGAAATAATCCCCCTGCTGAAAGCATACAGCAAGGTGAGCACACCGGATTACTATGTGTGTACCCTCTCGGAGCATGTTACCGAACCGCGTACTTACCGCAATGCCTACCGCAACTTCATCCTGAAGGAAGTGGGGTTGAAACGGTGCATCAAGTTCCACGGCCTGCGTCACACCTTTGCCTCGACGCTCATCGAGAACAAGGTGGACGTGAAGACCGTATCGGCCATCCTCGGACACAGCGACATATCCACAACCTTGAATGTGTATGTCCATCCGTCGGAAGATACGAAGAGGGCGGCCATCAATACAGCTCTGAAAAGAGCATTCAAATAACCATTTATATTGAAATATTCTATGATACTGGAAATGGAAATGTCGGAAGCCTTGCTGGAAGCCTTCCTGCAAGAAGTAAGGACCGAGAGACTGCCGGTTCACATCCAGCGCAGCTTCCCGTACACGGACGAGAACGGGACGAAGATGGAGCGTGTCATCATCGAGCACCCGGACACGGACTTTGATTTCAATGAAACACTGTCACGGGTGGTTAATAAATTTATCTTACAACAACAGGAACCCGCGCACAATGCGCTGGAAATGCACGCACAAAGTGCGGGAAAGTAACGCACAAAGTCTCCACTTGTCACGCACAAGGTAGCCACTTGTCACGCACAAGGTAACCCCTATTGATTATCAATCACTTACAAAACCAAGACGAATTATGAAAAGAATATACAAAAACAACGAGAAAAAGCAACGTGTCCGCATCCTCGCCACCGGCGAACTGGGCACCGTGACCGACCAGGTATTGATGAAACGCGGCAACAAGCCGATGGTGTACAAACAGGTAAGGCTCGACAGCAAGCCTCACCTGGACCGCTGGTACTGGGCAGATCAGCTGGGAGCTGTAAGGGAGACGTGCCGCATTACGCTAACGGGCGGCAACGGGACGGAATTGTACATCAGGGTGACGCTTGACTACGAGGTATACGAAGACTCCAGCTTCGAAGTTTCGGTTAAGCCCGCCGACATGAGGGTACATGACCGCCGGGGGCTTCCCTTCCTGCTCATGTATGCCCTGATGAAGGGCTTGGGCATCCATGAGGCCGATGTGTCCGTCGTCACGAAAGTCGGTCCTGTGAAACCCGCCAAGAATTGACCACCTTTGCACCTGTTAATACCCCATATGCCTTATGATTAAAGCTTCCGACATCTACGCCGCCACGCACGAAGGTCTGGACATCATACTCTATTATTACCCGCAAGCCGAGGGGTGCGTGGACAACAAGAAGAAGTTCAAGCGCCGCCCCGATGAAGATGACGCTTCGGCGTGCATCAAGAGGTTCCAGGACTGCTACAAGGTGACCGACTTCGGCGACACTGCCACCGCCATGAGTCCCATCGACATCTGCATGACAGAAGAGAACCTGCGGTTCAACGAAGCGATTGCCCGGCTCGCGGCACGCTACAACGTGACCGATGAACTGAAACGCTCGGTCAACAAGCCCGATATCCGTAAACGCCCCGCCACGGCGGACGAGAAAGAGGGCAGCCGTTTCTTCGAATTGGAGGAGCGGTTCACCCCCGACCAGCTGAAGATAATGGGTCCGCGCGTGAAACAGGAACATGTGGATGCCCTGCACTGGCACGTGGCACGTAGCATCTCGTACGTGAAGAACCGCGAGGTGATTACGAAGTATTCCACGCCCACGTATCCCATCTTCATGCGCGAGTGCACCATTGACAAGCCCGAACCGGGCAAGCCTTCCGTCTTCTACAAGATTTACGAACCGCTCAACCCCGACAAGCAGTGGCGGTTCAGCTATACTCCCGAGGGCGCGAAGCCCAAGCAGTACATCAACGGCATGGCGGAACTGCGGGCTGCCTACCGCAAATTCAATGCAGACGAGGAAGCCGAGTTCCGCCGCACCGCCAAGGAGGACGAGGTATATAAGGAGAAGAAGCTGCCTGAGGCTTTCATCTGCAGCGGCGAGCGCGACTCGATGTGCCTCCGTTCGTTGGGCTACCACCCGTTGTGGTTCAACAGCGAGACCTATCGTGTCACCGCCGAAGAGATAAAGGAGATATACAAGTACGTGGAGCGGTTGTATAACATACCCGATATCGATTCGACCGGCATCCGCAAGGGGCGCGAACTGGCATTGCGCTTCCTCGACATCCATACCGTGTGGCTGCCCTCGTGGCTCACGGGATACCGTGACCAACGGGGCAAACACCGCAAGGATTTTCGTGACTTTGTAGAATTGCGACCCGACTACCGCGACTTCCAGAATCTGCTGCAGCTGGCGATGCCCGCACGCTTCTGGGACAGCCAGTGGAGCGAGCGGAGCAAGAAGACTACGTACTCCATCAACACCGCCCACCTGCACTACTTCCTTACGCTGAACGGCTTCTACACCCTGCACGACGACAACAGCGACACCGTGCGCTACATCCATATCCGAGACAGCATCGTGCGCCAGATAAAGGCGAAAGACATTACCAGCTTCCTGCGCCAGTTCACCGTAGACCGCTTCCTGCCGGTGGATATCCGCAACCTGATACTCGATTCGCCGCGCACCAGCGAATCGTCGCTCTCGCTGCTTGACGAAATCCGGTTGGATTTTACCAGCTATACCCCCACGGGGCAGTACTTCTTTTTCCCGGACTGCTGCTGGCTGGTGACCAAGGACGGAATCGAACGGAAAGAGGGTATGTTGCCCGACGGACGCAGCGTGTGGGAGTCAAATGTCATCCCGCACAAGGTCAAGGTGCTGCCACCCATGTTCGAAGTGAAGCGGACACAGGATGCTGAAGGACGTGACCGGTTCGACATCGAAGTAAAAGAGCACAAGAGCTGTTTATTCCAATATCTTATAAACACCAGCCGCATCCACTGGCGCAAGGAGCTGGAGTATGCGTGGGTAGACAAGGGAGCTGACGAAGCCGACCGTTACCGGACTGAACATAAATTCGACATTGCCGGGCCATTGCTTTCCGAAGACGAAATCGCCGAGCAAAAGCTGAACCTCGTGAACAAGATATACGCCATCGGGTACAACCTGCACCGCTACAAGTCACCCAGCCGGGCGTGGGCATTGTTCGCCATGGACAACAAGATAGGCGAAGAAGACCAGTGCAACGGGCGCAGCGGCAAGTCATTCCTCTTCAAGGCGTTCCGCTTCTTCATGCGCACGGTGAGCCTGTCAGGGCGCAATCCCAAGCTGATGGACAACCCGCACGTCTATGACCAGGTGGACCAGCACACGGACTTCATCCTGGTAGATGACTGCGACCGCTACCTCAATACCTCGCTGTTCTACGACAACATCACCAGCGGTATGACGGTCAATCCTAAGAATAACCGTTCTTTCTTCATCGAGTTCGAAGACAGCCCCAAATTCGGGTTCACCACCAATTACGTGCCGCGCGACTTTGACGCGTCGACCAACGCCCGTCTGTTATACATGGTTTTCTCCGACTACTACCACGAGAAGACGCCGGAGAACGACTACCTGGAGACCCGTACTATCCGTGACGATTTCGGACGAAACCTGATGACGGCCACCGACTACACCGAAGACGACTGGAACCAGGACATCAACTTCTTCGCCCAATGCCTGCAGTTCTACCTCTCGATGGCAGACTGCGGCGTGAAAGTGCAGCCGCCCATGGACAACATCATCAAGCGCAAGTTCAAGAGCGATATGGGCGGCAATTTCGAGGATTGGGCATACGTCTACTTCTCTCAAGAAAGCGACAACCTGAACAAGATCGTTGTGCGCAAGGAGGCTTACGAGTCATTCATTGATTTCGCTAAGGTGCCGAAGACATTCTGGACGATGCAGCGGTTCACCAAGGCATTGCGCGGCTTCGTGGAGCTGTGCCCCTACGTGGCGGAGATGAATCCCGCCGATATGCTTAATTCTTCCGGTCGCCTGGTGCGTAAAGACAAGGACGGTAAGACGCAGGACATGATTTACCTGCGCACTACCGACAAGGTATTGACCGCCGATGACTTCAACCCCAAGGAGGAAAGCGATGGAGGAGTTCCGTTCTGAATACATCAAGCACTACGAACGCTACCTGCCCGCCCTGATGGACGGAGGTACTGCCGAGCGGTACATCTCGCAGGTGTACGACTACCTCGAGCTGATGCGCCCCGGCACACGGCTCAACCTGCAGGCGGAAGGCGACAAGCTGAAATGGCTGTTGGTAGCCGTAGGTGCCTTCATGGCGGCGCAAGACCACTGGATGGACTTCGAGCTGAACGACGACTACACCAAGCTGCGCAGGGTATTCCTTCCCGACAAGTTCCGCCGGCTGATGAAAAAGCCTCCCGACAAGCGGTAGCAGGCATCTTTGATAAAAAAACACGGGCACATTTGTCCGTGTTTTTTATTTTCCTAAAGTCAAGGAGGCAGAGGACCGCTTCCCGGCTTTCCACACCTTTTCCCCTTTTTTCTACTAAAATTTTGTAATTCTGTAACCGATGTTTGAAAAGATATAAAAAAGAACTTATATACAAAGAGATAGGGCGGTTGCAAACTGGTTGCAAAATCGGGTTACAAAACTGGTTACAAAAAAATAAGGTTTGTAACCAAGCCCGCTTTTCCGCCGTTCCATCCGCCTCGGTTACAAAGTCGTAACTTGCCGTCAACTTGCCGTTCGAAGTTTGTAACAGAATACCAATTCTGATTACCAAGCAGTTAAGACTTGGAAATAACAAGTTTCGAAAACGCAAAAATTTCGGGGCAAATCAGTCAGTGGCACGTGTAATGTTCAGACGCAAGACACATAAATAACGTACAAATCGTTGAATTTGTCAAGATAAATAAAAAACGTTCGCCGTTTTCACCATCTTCACTCTTCGTTTCTCATCCTTCGTTCTTCATATATTATTTTGTATCTTTGCAATAATCAAACACTTAACATATGAAACCACAAGTAACCATTGAACTCCCGCCACATTTGCATGACTACCTTTTCCACGAGTTCGGCACGCCGCGTAGCGAAGAAGCCATAACCGTTACCGCCGCAAACGACCTGGGCAAGCTCATCCAGTCGATGATTACCGTGAGCGACCGACCGCCCAAACAGGCAATCAAGGAGCATCCCGTCACGCTTGCCTTGCCGGTACAGGAGTGGAACCACTTCATCTTTCAGGAGAACTTCATCTACATCCCCGAGTGGAAGCAGCGGATGCTGCGCGAATACATCGAGGCATCCTACCGCATCCGTATCCGCGAATACTTCATTGCCGGATACGAAAAGGGCTACAAGCAGGACCGCATCATCCGCGCCTTCCTCTATGCCTACAACATCAAGAACAACGCCATCAACTACGATGCGGTGAAGAAGTACGACTACCGCAACCGCCAGCGCATGGTGAAGGAGGTAGACAGGGATATCCAGCTTTCGTTATTCCCTTAACACTGTTTAACCTATTAAATTCTAAGTGAAAACCGCCGAAACTCGTATTTTAACTCTTAAACTTTAAGTAAAAATGAACCGAAACGACAAACGCGCGTCCGTCTGCGGGCTGGCGTTCCTTCCGCTGAGCCAAGCCACGGTGCGCAACTTTCCGGGCAGTCCGGACATCGGAGTGCACGGTACCTTCACGCCGGTGCCTGTTTCGTCAGCCGAATACGGCGAGACCGGAGAAACGGGTTATCCCATAGAACAGGAACTCGAAGCCGTAGTAACCGACACAAGTTCGGCGGAATTGAACAGACTCCGCACGCTTTTCGCCGAAGCCGGGCTGGTGCTGCTCGACTTCACCAACGGCGAGCGCCGGGTGGTGGGGAGCGATGAGTTCCCGGTACAGGTCAACACCGAACTGAGCGGCACTCCTGCAACACTTTCACTCACTTTCAAGCGCGACAGCCCCGAACCCGCCAAGGTTTATTCGTCCTTTTGACGGGTTGATACCGTTGTACCTTTGTATCCGGTTATTAATAGGTATTAGTTTTCAAAGGTGTAACAATGGTTTTCTCATTTCTATACAGTGCGGTGTGCCGGGGCAAGTGGTTCATCTCCTTCCGCGAGGCGGAAGCCAACTTGCTCCTGGTGCAGCGGCTGTTGTCGCGCGACGCTTCGCTGGCAGACGGCAAGCCGCTGTCTGAAAGCCAGCCCGTTCCGGTGATGCTGGAGCACGAAGGGCGGCTGATGAAGCGTGGCAATTCGTTTGCCGATGCGCCCGAGGGCAGCACGGCAGTTATCCCCCTGCGCGGCACCATGCTGAAGTACGGCACGATGTGCAGCTACGGCACTACCGAAATCGCCTCCGTTATCCGTGAGGCGGCAGCATCCAAAAACATTTCCTCTATCGTTCTCGACATCGATTCGGGCGGCGGCAGCGTGGATGCCATCGCCCCGCTGGCAGATGCCATCCGCCAGGCGCAGTCGGCGCGCAAGGCGGTGGTGGCAAGCTGCAGCCTGTGCGCTTCCGCCGCCTACTACGTGGCAAGCTACTGCAACGAGATACTGGCAGACAACGACATCGATGCCGAATTTGGCAGCATCGGCGTGATGATGAGTTTTGCCGACTATGCCAAGTATTACGAGAACGAGGGCATCAAGGTGCATACCATCTACAGCAACCTGTCCGATTACAAGAATGCCCCGTTCGAGGCGGCAAAGAAGGGCGAGTATGCCAAGATACGCGACGAAGAGCTTGACCCGCTGGCGCGCGACTTCCAAGAGAACGTGAAGCGCAACCGGGGCGCACGCTTGAAGGCGGACACCGAAGGCGTGCTGCGCGGACGCATGTTCTACGCCCGTGATGCCGTCGGCACGGGGCTGGCAGATGCGGTAGGAACGCTGGCGCAGGCTGCCGAACGGAGCCGCGAGCTGTCGGCGCAGATGTGCATCGACGACTATATGGGAGCCAATTATTAATTGTTAATTATTAATTCTTAATTGAATAAGCTATGTTTGGAAAAGTAATGAGTGTGGTTCTCGCCTTTCTGGGCATCTCGGCTTTCGCCAAAGACAAGAACGGCAAGTCCGTTCTGCTGTCGGTGCAAGAAGAGCAGCTGAAGCAGAAGTACGGCGAGAAGTTTGTCGAGTCGTTCAAGAAAGACTTGGCGGAGTTTGAGAAAGACGGTGCGGCAGCCGAATCTGCCGTGACCGGCGAAGTGCAGGCACAGCTGGAAGACGAACGCGAGAGCAACGTCCGCCTGATGGAGCGCATCAAGGCACTCCAGGAATCCGAAAAGCAGATGAAAGCCCTTCTCGAAGAGCGGGACAAGACCATCGAACGCCTGAGTAAAGAGCCTGCAGCCGATGCCGGCGAACAGGTGACGGGAGATAATGATAAAGGTATGGCAAAGAAATTCAAGCCCGACATGAGCCTGGCGCACAACCAGTGGCTCGATGCGGCATTCAAGGGGGCTGCCTACAGCGGCAACACCACCATCGAAACCACCGAGCTTCAGAAAGAGTTCGGCAAGTACGTGAGCAGCGAACGCCTGCAGATCATCAAGGACCTGATGGGCACTACCGAATCCATCCGCTACATGTCTACCATCATGACGGACAAGACCGAGGTGCGTGCACAGCAGGCGGCCATCGACAGCGTGCTGCAACAGTTCGTGCCCTACTGGACACCCAAGTCGAAGAGCACCTTCACGCCGCTCACCATCAAGAACTTCAAGTGCAAAATCAACGTGCAGATCAAGCCCTCCGACATCATGGAGGACATCCTGGGCTACCTCTACGACGAGAACCTCGACCCGCAGGACATGCCCATCGTCCGCTACATCCTCTACCAGCTCATCTTCCCGAAGCTGGCCGAAGAGCGCGAACAGGCATTGGCAGTCGGCGTGTACAAAGAGAACTCGGTCAGCCAGGACGGCGGCACGGCCAGCGCGGCCCTGGACTGCATGGACGGCTATGTGACGCAGCTGAAGGCACTCAAGACGGCATCGAACAAGAAGGTAACCTGGCTACTCGATGGCACGGCACTGAGCACGGATGGCAAAACGCTGCTGTCGCAGATAGACCAGGCGGTGGACCAGGTGAAACCCCTGTACCGCAACAAGACGATGTTCGTGCACGCAGACCCGGATCTGGTCATCAAGTACAGCCGCGCCTACCGCGAGAAATACCCGTGGCTGAAGAACCAGGACGGCGAGAAAGTGAAGATTGATTTCACCAACTTCACCTTCGCACCGCTCGAAGGCATGCGCGGTACCGGCGTGTTCTTCATCACCCCGAAGGAGAACTTCAAGCACCTGATGTCGAAAGACCCGCAGCGCACTCAGATACGCATGGAGACCAATCATTACAACGTCGACATCATGGCGGAATGGTGGGAGGCTACCGGTTTCTGGCTCGCCGAAGCCATCTTCGCTTACATCCCGCCCGAAGAGGAAGAAGAACCGGAATCTTCGCAGGGAGGCGGCGTATAAACAATGGACAATGGACAATTGCGATGCCGCATGGTTCATTGTCAATTCTTCATTCTTAATTATTAATTCTTCATTATTATGGCAGACGAATACGCATTCATATCTGTGCCCCGCAAGAGCAACAACGCCGGACGGGCAACGGGCAAAAAGAACTACATCTACCTTTTTCGCTGGGACGATGTAAAGACCTTCACCAAAGACGAGAAGGGTGTGCGCGTCACGGCATTTGCCCTTCAGGCAGACAAGAAGCCCATCGGCGTCTATGCCACGCAGAGCACCATCAACATCTACGACACCGCAGAGGGAGACCCCGATGCACGCGGATTTATCCACCACGTGGACTTCGAGCATCCGGGTTCGGAAGTCGAGTTCAAGGAGTTCCTCAACAACAACGTCAACGAAAACCTCGGCGCGATTGTCATCAACTGCGCGGGCGAAGACTGCAAGATTGCCGGAACGCCCTGCACCCCGCTGAGCATCAGCACCGCCGAAGGGCAGGACAACAACGAGGCCAACAAGACGACCATCAACCTGGCTTCCACCCTGCGGGGAGACACGCTGGGCGTCATCGCCAAGTCGCTCATCCCGCTGACAGACGACGACACGATTAACACCGTGCTGGCCCTGACCGGTGCTGAAAGCTCGCAAGGAGGAGGAGTATGACAGGAAAGAAGAAACCTGTAGAGAACCCTGCACCCCTGCCGGCCGCACCGGTGCAGGATGCCGACAATAAGAAGACCGCCGGGACCGCATGCGTCTCGGTGGTCATTCCGTATTGCAAGGAATATGCGCAGGGCAACGAGCTGCTCTTCGCCTTGCGCTCGTGGTACCAGAACGCGCGCTTTCCCTTCCGCATCGTCATTATCGGCGATGCCGAAGAATGGATGGACGGCGAGAACCTGACCCTCATCGAGTGCCCCCGCTGCTCGGACATCCCCAGCGTGGACACCCTGCACAAGCTGTGGGTGGCACAGGAGAGCCCGGAAGTGACCGGCGGATTTATCTGGACCAACGACGACATCTACCTGATGAACCCCGTCGGGCTGGAGCACATCCGTATTCCCAAGGTACTGGGACCGCTCCGCCCCGAATCCTACAGCGGGCACTACCGCGCCGCGATGCGCCACACGATGGAACTGCTCGCCGAATCGGGCTTGCCTGCGCTGAACTACGGCACCCATACGCCCCTGTGGTTTGAGAAAGAACGGCTGGCAGCGTACTTGCCTGCCGATGACCCCAAAGCCACGGAAGGCACGCTCTTCACCTCGCTTTACTTCAACCAGTGCAACACGGTGCACCCCGTCCGTCTGGACTGGAAGACCGACCCCTTCCTGCTGCCGGTGGTAAGCAAGGCGCCCGATGAGAAGTACGTGGAGCGGCTGTTACAGAACAAGGTGTTCATGAACAATGCCCGAAGCGGTTACAGCCCGTGGCTGGAGAAGTTCCTGGAGAAACGCTTTCCCGACAAGTCGCCCTGCGAGCTATGAAGAGCGGATGCCGGAGAAAAGAGCCTGAGCTTCCGCGACGAGTTCCCGTTTCTCGACAAGCCCGGATGCCCCATGGAGCTGGAAGCCCTTGCCAGCCGCAAGTTCACCAAGTACCGGGCTTACGTCCGCCTGCATCAGAAGCTGCGCGGATGTGCCGGACTGGCGGAATGCGCAGAGACGGCAGGCGAGCTGGTAGACAACTACATCGACAACCGCCTTATCTGGCAAGAGCTAACGTGGTACCAAGAACACGGCTCGCTGTTGGGCAAGCATCCCGCCTTCGCCGAGTTCCGCCGCCGCAAAAAGCTGGTGAACATGCCGGTCAAGAAGCTGATGACACGGCTGCGGCAGGTGGAGATGAACATCTGGCGCGTGAAAAGCGAACTGGCAAAGGGTGACAAGCCCCACCTCGACGCCGTGCGCCGCGAACGGCTGGCAGGCTACGAGAAAGAACGGGCAGACATCCTGAGATTATTAGAGTAATAAAAGAAACGCAGATTGACACAGATTCACGCAGATTAAAATCTTTATCCGCGAAAATCTGCGTCAGTCTGCGTTTTAAATAAAACCAATCACCATGAATTCAGAAGTGACCGGATACGACCGCTGGCATGACAGCCCCGAATGGATGTCGCGCATCGACATTGACGAATACGAACGGCTCGCCGGCATCGGCTACCGCCCCGAACAGATTGCCATGTACTACAAGATACCGCAGAAAGACTTCCTATGGTACTTCCACCTCATAGGCAGTCCGCTGAAGTACCACTACGACCGGGGTCAGCTGCTCCAGCAGGCAAAAGAGGGGCTGTCAATGTCCGCCGCCGCACAGACCGGAGAAAACGTGACACAGGCACAGCGGTTTGACAAGTTCCGCAAAGCGATAGGTTATAAAAACAGCATCAACAAGATATTCTTTGATGATATAGGCTGACTTTAATTCTTCCTTTCTAAGTATGTTCGAAAAATCCCACTACGAAACCTTACAAGACTACCTTGCCAGCGGCTGCACCCTGGAGCTGACCGCCGAAGAACTGGACTACTACAATGCCCTTTACGCCCTGGTGGGCATCCACCGCAAGTACGGCAAGGACAACGCCATAGCCTTCCTGATGCACAAGCCGTTCTGCGTGGAGCGGGGCAGGGCACGGCAGATGTACGCCGAAGCCCTCAATCTGTTCTACCTGAACGACACGGTGGAAAACGACGCCTACCGCAGCATCCTCTTCGACAACCTGCAGAAGGCAGCCCTCGCCGTGCTGCAGAACGCCACCTCGGCAAAAGACATGGAGGTGTACGGCAACCTGCTGGTGCAGGCCGCCAAGGTGAAGCAGCTCGACAAGCCCGACCCCGTGAAACTGAAGCAGGTGGACGAGAAGCCTATCAAGTGGTACGACCTCAGCCCCGAATCGGTAGGGCTTCCGGCGGCAAACCGCCAGAACCTGGCACGGCAGATCGACCAGATGCAGGACCTGCCCGAAGGCGAGAAGGTGCGCCTGCGCCGGGATGCCAACATAGAAGACATTAACTTTGAAGAAATGCTCGATGACACGCAAGAGAAAACTAAAGATTACGAATGACGTAGAGGTGCGCTATGCCAACTGGATGGCGCAGCTCATCGCCGTGATGCAGCCCTGGAGCCTGTACTGGATTGCCGGGCGTGCCAGTGCCAAGACGGTGCAGGTATTGGCGGAACGGGTGCAGGAGGTGGCGCACGACTGCCCCGGAGCACCCTTCGCATGGGTGGCGGACACCTACAGCGACCTGCACAAGAACGTCATCCCCTCGCTCATCGACGGGCTTTCGCTTTTGGGATGGATGCCCGACGTGCACTTCGTCATCAACCGCGAGCCGCCGCGCGAGTGGAAGCAGCGCATGTACAACGTCTGCACCGACTGGCGCAACACCATGGTGTTCTATACCGGGTTCAACTTCACCTTCATCTCGCTCGACCGTGCAGCCATCGGCGCGGGACGCTCCTACGTGGGCGTGTTCGGCGACGAGGTGAAGTATTTCCCCGAAGAGAAGTTCACCAACCTGCTGAAGGCGGTGCGCGGCTTCCGGGTGAAGTACGGCGACTCGGTGTGGTACCGCAGCCGCACGCTCACCACCGACATGCCCAACCCCAACCACCTGGGCGAGTACGACTGGATATTGAAGCTTGCACGGCAGAACGACAAGCAGCGCATCCTGCTCGCCCTCCGTGCCGGCTTCGTCTACAACGACACCAAGCGCGAATACCTGTCACGCCTTCAGGAATACAACAGCCTGAAGGCGGACGCGCGCACCGACCCTGCCGTGCGCTCCGCCCTGGCGGATGCCGAACGCCAGATGATGCTGGCACGGCGCACCATGGAGCGGTGGGAACGGCGGTGGGTGAAGACCCGCCGCGGGGTGTCGTTCTTCTTCATCTCGTCCTCGTATGTCAACGTCGACATCCTGGGTGAGGACTGGTTCAACGACGAGTTTGCCGAAGGGCTGGAGGGCGCGGCATGCAACATCCTCTCGGTCATCCCCAAGCTCGAAGCCTCGCAGATGTTCTACTGCAACCTCTCGATGAAGAACTTCTACGCCGACGGTTTCCTGAACGAGGTCATCGAGCAGCACCCCTTCGGCTGGGAGCAGGACTGCACCGTGCTGCGCTACCTCGACCCGGGGCGTCCGCTGGAGGCAGGCATGGACGCCGGCAACATGCTCAGCATGGTGTTCGGGCAGCAGGCGGGACGCGTGATGCGCATCCTCAAGGAGCTGTACACCCTGCCCCCGCAGAACGTGCGCGACCTTGCCGACAAGTTCCTCGCCTACTTCAAGCCCCACCGCCGCAAGCTGCTCAAGCTCTACTACGACCGCTCGATGAACAACTACAAGCGCGTCAGCACCGACATGGCAAGCCAGATAAAGAAAGCCATCGAGACCGATGCCGAAGGGCGGCGCACGGGCTGGACGGTGCAGCTCATGTCGTTGGGGCAAGGCAACATATCGAGCAACCTCGAGTACCGGTTCTTCATGGACCTGCTGCCGGGCAACCTCGCCCGCCAGCTCTACACCCTGCTCATCGACCAGCACAACTGCCCCAACCTGAAGAGCGAGATGGAGGTGACCCGCACCAAGGCGAAGGTGAACGAGCGCGACAACACCACGCAGATAGTCAAGGAGAAGACCGGCGACAAGCTGCCCGTACACCGCCTTCCCCGTGAGAGCACCAACCTGACCGACGCGCTGAAGTATTTCGTGCTGCGCCCCGAAGTGGTGCGTATGTGGCAAAGCCGCAGCAAGGTGAGCGGGGCAGCCTACTTGTAATAGCACAGCTTTCTTTCCATGTTTTTGTTCAGCCCGGCTGTCCGTGATGGATGGTCGGGCTTTATTTGTTCCCTAACGGAGATGCCACGCAAGGTGGAACGGCTTGCTCCAGCTGGTGGGCTTTTGGCTGTTTGTAACGATATTTCGTCATATTTCCGAACTGGTCGACGGCTTGCAATCGCAATCCCCCAACGGCGCGGCTCGGGCTTCGGAGATGCTTGTTGCCGCTTTTAAAGCGACAACAGAAGGTTTTCTTTCTGATATTCATCGGTTTCTTGCTTCCCGTTGTGCCGTTTTGCCCGGAAAACCGCCCTGTTCCGCAGGCGCACTCCGCCTGGCAGACGGGGAGGAAGCGCGGAATGCCGCCGCACGCAGCGCGCTGATCAGCCCGATACATAGCGGTACATCCGCAGTTTCACCGCTATGAAACTGCCTTCGCAGCGCGCTGCGTTTCTGCCCGTAAGGGCATAAAAAAAGCCCGTCCCCATAAAGGGACGAGCCTCTTTCCGGTTGTCGTCAATCGCCTACGCGCCCGTCTGCGTTTGTGCTTTCCGTTTTGCCGCTTCCAGGTCTACCGTCGCCTCGCCCGCCTTTTCGGCTTTCAGCGTGGCGGCTTGGGCGGCACGGCTGCTCACGGGGTTGAACACGGCTTGCGAGGCGAGGTTCTCAAAGTCGGCTCCCGGCGTGAAACGGATGTTCACCGCCTTGATGTTCTGGGCGGTGAAGGCTTCCAGCGTTTCCGCGCCCTCCGACGAGAGCGTAATCCAGAAGTCGCCCAGGTCGCCCAGCTGCACCTTTTTCCCTTCGAGGAGCATCTCCACGAGGCATTCGCACATGTCCGAGATGACCCCCTTCACGGTGCCGCGCGAGTACACGCCGTTGTGGTTCGCGATGTGGCGCACGAACTTGTTGAACGTCATCAATTCACTCATCTGGGGTTTTGCATACGCCTTTTCGGGCGCCGACTCGCTGGCAGGGTTCGCCTGCAGGCATACAGAATAGTTGATCATAGATTGTAAGGTTTTAAAGGTTGCGCCGCAGCACCATTGCTCCGGCCGGGTGCAAAGGTAAGGCTAAGGGGCGGAATCCGTACACCGGCGTGCGCTCATTCCGCTGCACGGCGCGTGCAGTCGGCAGCGAAGCGTTTCAGCAGGGCGTACACCTTGCGCTCGGAGATGCGGTATTTCACGGCAAGCACGGTCACGGCGTAGGTCACCTTCTCGCCCCGCCGGCGCATGGACGTGTATTCGATGTAAAGGTCGATGTATTTGCAGTCGTCCGCCTTTACGCCGGCGGCAACGAGCTTGGCGATGAGTTCGCGGTTGAACTCCAGTATTTCGAAAAGGGTCATGAAAAAAAAGCGGGAGCTTCTTGTTTCCTCCCGCCACGGGCAAAGATAGCATAAAGTTTTGTAACAGAAAGGAAAAACGCCCGGAAATTGCGCGTTTGCCGGATTTTGCTTACATTTGCGGTGCCCAATCAATCAACGAACGAACATGAACCCCTTTTCAACGCGTAACCCGTAGCCAATCGGGTTAAGGTAAATCGTCGAACCTTTGGGCACGCGTTGGAGAGGGGTTCGCCCTTTTATGTACAATGAATGATGAATATTTATTTAACTATATATTAGACTACATTTTCGAAACCGGAGGATGTGACGATATTGGCGTAATGCTGAAAGAGAACTGCAATGTATCATTGGAAAGTGAACGGGTACATCGGTTACGCCGCATGTTGGTTGCTTCCGGATATGTTGAAGAAGACAATTATGCCTACGGAAACCATCCCCATTTATCGATAACTGAAGCGGGCACGAAGTTCGTGATGGAAAAAAGAAGGCAGGAATCGTCAGCCCCGCAACGTAAAGCAGGAAAGAATACGGTTTTTTTCCGGCAGAACTGGAAATGGATTGTGGAAATCACTGTAGCAACTGTAGCAGCTCTTGCAGCTGTCGCTTCATGCTGACAATCTGTAGAGACAACAGGATGACTGCCAATGATAAAAGAAAAATGGCCAATGTGCGCAAATCATCGATGGTGAACGGGTTCTTGAATTTCATAAGACAGTATGGTTTTTATTTTGTATCTGTTTTTCCGTTGGAGATGTATCTGAACAGTATGTCCGCACGGCGTACGGTTTCGTTTATGTCATGGCTAAGGAGGCCAGTACTGATGATTTTTTCTACGCAGTATTTGCGCAAGCTAACTTCGTTCGGGTCTGTTATGGTGAAACCTCCGATTGTCAATCCATCGCCTAAGCCTTCTATTTCTTCGGCAAGTTGTTCTCTTTCTGTCATAATCGTAATCTTTTCCGCAAATTTACGCATTTTTCTCTTTGCCGTTCCAAAAACTATTCCTATATTTGCAGTGCCAAATTCATTGTTGTTAGTTCAACACCGTCGGGCATTCGGTTAGATGCTCAATACGAAATTGGGCTTTTTTTATGTCCATCGGTTTGCTCGCCTTATCCGTAAGGTGACCAAATTCATATACGAAACTTACGGCTGTCTTTTCCCACATTATATTTAGCTCGACAGAGTTGATACAATGATGAATTTGGCGATTCGGGAAATAGGCAGCCGTTCGTGTATCCTCACGAGAACTTGCCTGTAACAGCCAAATTCATCATTGTATCATGAAAAAAGAACTGACCATCGGCACACAGCGTGTGCCGACTGCTCACAAAATAAATGTCGTGAGCAAAATTCGTGAACTCATCAACCGGACGCTTCCGTCCGAATGCCAAATCCAGACAACGCAAGACGCATGGTACGTGGGCGCCATCGGCGCGCTCTGCGTCACCTTCCTATTCCCGCCAGCCGTGGCGGTAGCGGCTTATTGCGTGTACCGTGCCAAGAAGGAAGGAGGTGAGCGATGAAAACAATCGTTATCTGCGGAAAGGCAGGAACCGGAAAGACCCGTCTATGGAGAAAGCTTTGTTCCGAAAGCAACTTCGAAGCACCCTCCTCTATTCTTTATTATACACCCTCCAGACCTTGTGACTATGCGGTAGTAGAGGAAGCCGGACGTTACAGCATAGGGACGCTGGAAGAATTTCACACGAAAGTGTCATCATCTGGGTGCGTGAAAACGGTAATATACATCTTCCAGAAGATGCCTGCCGATGTGTCTTGGCTCGGACGATTCCTGAAAATCGGACTTGAAGAGGAAGGAGGCGCGCAATGAAAAAGAAGAAATTCGGCGACATTAACCACAACAACGAAGAGATGTACGTGTATTGCGAGATGAAAGCTACCGGAAACGCCGTGAGCGATTACATCTATTATCTGTATTGTGACGGCGAAAGCGTACTGATGGACAAAGAACTGGATGCCGATGACGTGCGCCGCCTGATAAGTTGCCTTACCGCCGCACTGAAAGCCACCGGCGAATGGAAAGAGGAAGGAGGTGAGCGATGAAAGAAGTGTTTATCAAAATCAAGAAGCAAAGCAAAGTGAATGAAAACGGGGAAACCGTTTCCGAGTACCTGCTCCAGGCGCAAGACAACGAAGGCAAAATTACCCCCCTCATCAGGATGGACAAGGAAGTGTTGCAGGCATACGCCCGGTTCATCAGCGAATATGCGGAAAACGAACGGAAGGAAGGAGGCGCGCAATGAATGACGCACGCGAAGAATGCTCCGAACTGCATTATTACATCAACGGGCTGGAGAACCTGACGCAGTTCCTGCAGGTGGTAGAAGAAATCTCCGCCGAAACCGGCATGAGCGACTGGGTGATGACTCACCGCGGCATCCGCATGGCGTACTGCTGGCAGGATGCCAAGGCGGTCATCAAAGGAGCGATGAGCGAAGAGACGTACATCGGGCGCAACCGGCTGCCGGAAGTAGGTTGAGTCCCTCGGCGATAGCTTCTTCTTTTATTGTACCCGGCTGTTCTTCACGGACAGCCGGGTATATTCTTCTAAATAGTATAAAATAATACACCATCCCTTTGCAGATGATATAATATTTTATATCTTTGCAGTACACTCAATAACCAATGAATGAAAAAATATAAAGTCAGAGAAGTAATCAGGATGCTGGAAGCCGACGGATGGGTCAAGATAAAAAGCGGAGGGGGTGACCACCGGCAATTCAAACACCCGGACAAGCCGGGTAAGGTGACGGTAAGGGGACACGAAAGCGAGGTCTTGAGCCAATTCCTGCTAAACAGCATTTGGAAACAGGCGGGGTGGAAATGACCTGCCCCTTTCTCTTAATATAAATAATAGCAGGAGGATAGATAATATGGAAAAGATTCACGTAAAAGTAGATTGGTGCGAAAAGAATTATGCCGCAGTGACTGAATGTGAGGCCCTGAACGGATTAGTAACCGTAACCAACAAAACGTATGAGGGGCTGATGAAGGATTTGGCAGAAGCCGTGCGGTTTCATGTAGAGGGCTGCACGGAAGACGGTGATGCCATGCCGGAATGGCTTGCCGCAGGAGATTACGAGTTTGATGTCGAGCTGGGCACCTCTGCCCTGCTGCGCAAATGCGAACAATTTACCTCGCTTGCCGCTATCTCGCGGGCATCGGGCATCAGCCAGCAACAGCTTTCACACTATGCAAACGGTTTGCGAGAGCCTCGCCAAGAGCAACGCCGCCGCATCGTAGAAGGCATTCACCGCATCGGAAAAGAATGTCTGGCAATAATGTAATTTTATTGACACACAGCTGCACCTCAGAGCCGGTGCAGTATGGAGGCTTCCCCGGGGGAAGCCTCTTTTTTTGTGTCCTTTCCGCCCGGTATGCTATCGTTTACCTTTGCCGCAAAAGGATGAACATCATGACAGACGATGAAAAAAAAGAACTGGAACTGCTCTTCATCGAAGAAGAGCTGTCGCAGCACGGCGAATGGCTGGCAGACGTGCTGACCGAAGCCATCGAGAAACGCAAGCTGCGCCGCACCGACGACCTGCTGCACAGCGTGAATTACAGTGCGTTCAAAGAAGGCAAGAATCCGGGGCTGCGCTTCTCTTTCCTCAGCTACGGGCGTGCGGTGGACATTGCCGCCTACAAGCAGAACCGGCACAAGGTGGACACCATGCGCGACATCTGGGGGCAGAAGCAGAACACGATGAAGAAGAAAAACAACCGCTGGTATGCCCGGAGCATGTACAGCGGTTACTACAAGCTGGTATCACGCATCATGTACGGCCTGTCCGACCTTGAAATCGAACGGCTGAAGGGCATCCTCGAAAACCGGAAAAAACAGCTGTAGAAAGGCTTTAACTCCTTAACTTCTTAACTCCTTAACAATGAAACATATCGGAAAATTCTCATTCGTAGACACCGCCGCCGGGCAGTATGCCATCCACATGGACTGGAGCGGCGCCATGAGCCAGTTTTTCGACCTTGGCGGCGAGAACTGGGACGGCGACCCCGTCAGCGTGGCGGGCGAACGGGTGGTGCCCTGGGGCAAAGACAACAACCTGCCCAACGCCATCCGCAACCTGCTGGAGCGCAACAACCTGGGCCCGGGCATCCTCGACCGTAAGACGGGGCTGCTGTACGGGCAGGGACCGGCACTCTACCGCATCGCCATAGAGAACAACGAGCGCGTCCAGCGATGGGTGGAAGACGCGGAGATACAAGACTGGCTGGAGTCGTGGGACTACCGTGCCTTTGTGCGTGCCGCCCTGGTGGAATATACCCACCTGAACGGCGTGTTCGTCAAGTACCGCATGGGGCGCGGCGTGCGCATCGGCCGCCCGTGGGTGGCGGGGCTGGACTGCCTGCACTCGCAGGAATGCCGGCTGGTATGGCCGGCAAACGACAGCCGGAGGCTGGAAGACGTGACCCACGTGCTGACCGGCGACTTCGACGCGTTCCGCAGCCGCACGTTCCGCCGCTATCCCGTGTTCGACAAATGGAATCCCTCGCGCCACGAGACCGCCATCCGCTACCACTCGATGCGTTCGTTCGGGCGCAACCTGTACGCCATTTCCTGCTTCTACGGCTCGGTGCCCTGGCTGGAGAACGCCAACGACCTGCCCCGCATCATCCGCCACCTGAACGAGAACATGATTGCGGCGGCGTACATCGTGCACACGCCCGGCGAGTATTGGGAAGAAAAACGCCGCCTGGTGCAGGAACTGCATCCCGACTGGACCGAAGAGCAGCTGCAGCGCGAGATGTCGAAGCTGAAAGACGAACTGACGCAGACCATTGCCGACGTGATGGCGGGCAAGGCGAACGCGGGCAAGTTCTTCTCGTGTGTGGACTTCACCGACCCGCAAGGCAACCCGCAGAGCTGGAAGATAGAGCCTATCGAGATGAACATCGACAAGTACATCGACGCGCAGGCGAAGATAAGCCGTATCGCCGACAGCTCGACCACCAGCGGTTTCGGGCTATCTCCTGCCCTTGCCAACATCATCATCGACGGCAAGAGCGACAGCGGCAGCCAGATGCTCTATGCCCTGAAGATATTCTACGGTGCCGACACGCAGATAGCCGAAGACATCGCCCTCGAAGCCGTAAACGACGCCATCCGCATCAATTTCCCCGACAAAAAAGGCATCTTCCTCGGGCTGTACCGCAAGGTCATCAACAAAGAAGACAACGTGAGCGCAGGCGACCGGGCTTCGAACCAGGTATAAGGTTTATTCATCACGGAGGGATAATGTGGAATTCAAGTAAATTGTAAATACTCAAATGGCAAATGAATTAAGTTTCCCCGACTGCTGGGAAGAGGTGACACCCGAAGAGTGGGTGTACCTCCTGAAGTTAAGGCACGCACTGAGGGTGCGGCGGGGCGTATCGCTGCAGGATATCCGCCGTGCGTGGTGCGCCTTTGTGCTGAAGCGGCGCGGCTACAGGTTCCGCCGCAAACACGAGACAGACGACATGAACCTGGTGGACAGGCTGGCAGGCACGCTGGGCTGGATGTGGGTGGTGGACGACGAAGAAGGCTGCGTTGCCATGGACTTCCGCACCACGAAGAACCTGCTGCCGGAGTGGCAAGGGCTGCGCGGTCCGGCAAGCCACGGTGCCGACCTCACTTTCGGCGAGTTCCGCTACGCCACTGCCGCCATGAACCTGTACACCACCGACCATTACGAGAGCGACCTGCTTGCCCTCACCGCCATCCTGTACCGCACACCCGGTACCGGCGGACGGCGCATCCCCTTCTGCCAGGACAACATGCCCGGCTACATGCGCGATGCCGTGAAGATGCCCGGCTGGATGCAGTGGGGCGTATACGTGTGGTTCGCTTATTTCTGCGAATACCTGCAGACAGGCAGCTTCGTCGTCGACGGACACGAAGTGACCTTTGCCCCCGTATTCAGCCGTCGTGAGCCGGATGCACCCCGTTCGTCCGCGCAAGACCTGGGGCTGAACAGCATCCTCTATACCGTGGCAGAGAGCGGCGTGTTCGGCACGGCAGACGATACCGACCGCACTCCGCTGCTCCGTGTCCTCCTCAAACTGCTCGACGACAAGCAGCGGGCGGACGAAATGATGAAGCGGATGAAGAAATAGAGAAAGCAGCTTCAAGTTAAATGATATTGATAACAATATCATTTTATGCCTTTTTCTTTTTGAATGATATTAATATTCGTATCTTTGTGATGTGTTAATCAGAAGGCGATATGAAATATAATGAATTGGAAAAGATGCTGAAAGAAGCCGGTTGCGAGCTGGTGACACGAAAAGGGAGGCATCCGGTATGGAAGAACCCTAAGACCGGAAAACTGTTTACCACCAGCCACCACGGTTCACAGGAAGTGAAACCCGGAACATTGAAAAGCATTATGAGGGACGCAGGGCTGAAATAAGCCCTCTCCCTTTTCACTATATAGAATGAGAAAACTATGAACCATGGAAGAGAAAAAGACATTTGAAGCTGTTATCGAACGGGGCGAGGACGGGATTTATTCCGTCTACATCGCAGAGCCGGATTGTCCGTTCGGTTGCTCGGGTACGGGTGATTCCGTAGCTGAAGCAAAAGAAGATTTTTACGCTGCCATAGACGATGTGCGTGCGGTATATGAAGAAGAAGGCAAAGCCTTTCCAGAAGTGGAATTTACGTTCCGCTATGACATGGCTTCTTTCTTGGCAGACTACTCTAAAGCGTTTACATTAGCCGGATTATCCCGCATTACGGGAGTCAACCAAGGGCAATTGAGCCACTACATTACCGGACACCGCCATCCGTCTGATACTACGATGAAAAAGATTGAAAGCTCCATTCATGCTTTCGCCAAAGATTTAAGCCAAGTTCGTTTCGTCTGATTAACACAAACAGATTCTCTTGGCTATAGGGATGTCCACTACGGACATCCCTTTTTTTGTGTCCTTTCCTTTGTTTCCTCCATGGTTTACCTTTGCCCAAAAAGGTAAAGCCTATGCTAATCGAACGAACCGAACAACTCCGGGCACTGACCGGCAACTACTACGCCAACAACGACTTCACGAAGGTGGAAGGCGACATCGAGCAGGCCACCGAAGAACTGGCACGGCTGGTGGGCGAAGGGGTCATTGCCCTGGCAGAAAAAGCAGACGACAGCGACCCGCTGCGACGGCTGGTGCAGCGTCCCATCGCCATCCTTGCCACCCTGCGCATGTACCAGAAAAACGACTTGAGCCACGAAGACGACGGGCGCAAGTTCAAGGTGTCGACCGACGGCGGCGACAAGCTGCCGTGGGAGTGGCAGCTGGATCGCGACGATGCCCTGCAGATGGAAGCGTACTACCGTGCCGTAGATTCGCTCATCACCCACCTGAACAAGACCAAGCCCGAAGAGTGGACCTCTACAAGCCTGTACCGTGCCACCCGGCAGCTTATCGTGCGTAGCGGGGCGCAATTCGACCTGTATTTCCCCATCAACCGCAGCGAGCGGACATACCTGCTGCTGGTGCCTTTCATCCGCGAAGCGCAGCTGATGACCGTGGCGGATGCCTACGGAACAGACTGGCAGAAGCTCTTGGACGAAGACTTGGACACGGACGCGTCCAAGTCCGAGAGTGCGGCACACTATGCCGCCGCCATGGCGGTATGCCTGCTGGCAATGGGCACCGCCCTCTGCCGGTTGCCGCTCAAACTGCTGCCCTGTGGCGTGGTGCGCGGTTACCTTGCCGAGAGCGGGATGCGCGACAGCGAACCGGCAAGCCTCGATGACGTGCGCCGTGCCTCCGACTGGATGCGTGCCGACGCCGCACGCTGGATAGACAAGATGAAGCGTGCCCGCGACGGCAGCGAACCCGATTACGAGCTGCTGCCCCGGAACCACCCGCGCAACAAGTATTGCCGGTTATAGACCCTCCATTATTAACTATTCACTATTAACTAAAAATGACTGTTACCCAACGCCCCAGAACCCGAGAGTTCTGCGCCACCATGCAGGACTACATCATCGATACCGACTCGACCATCACCTTCAGCATCTACTACGGAGGCAAGAAGATACTGGACGAAGAATACGTGCCCGACGCGCAGAACCAGGTGCGCATCCGCCGCCTTGGCAAGTTCTGCGAGCTGGCATTGTGGGGAGAATGGTGCGAAGATGCGCTGTGTTGGCAAACAAGTGCCTCCGGTACGTTTTCTTTCTACATCAACAATACGAAAGATGCCGACTCGCTGGTCATCTATTCCTGCCTTCAGACCCGGAAGTCTGCCGGTTCGCCGGGAGCCTTGAGCGAGGTGACGCAAAAAGTGACCCGTCCCGGTGTGCCCGAATACGTGAGCGGTTTCCCCAATGCGAACAGCTGTGCCGTGCACGGCATCCTGCCGGACGGTACGGAGAAAAGCTACTCCTTGCCTCTGCCTAACGCGCAGACGATTGTCACCCTGAAGGCGGATTACGAATACGCCTGTTCCCTGCTCGGAGCGGAAAGCCTGCGGAGCTATTCATTCAGCCTGAGCGGCGGAAGCCTGGAATTTGTGGTAGACACCACGCCCTACGCCGAGCGGTGGGTGTTCCGCTTCAAGAACGTGTACGACATGCCCGAAACCCTGTGCTGCACGGGTGGGCTTTCCGTAGCCGGGAGCAGCGAAGACGACACGGCATCGATGTACGGGGTGGAACGCAAGTTCGGGCTGAAGGTGACCGACGAATACACGGCACGAAGCGGCATCATCCACCTGCGGTCGGAATACAAGCTGTGGCACAACCTGCTGAACGCCCGTGAGGTGGAGATACAGACCTCCACCGGATGGATTCCCATCATCATCACCAAGCAGAAGCTGGAGCGTGACTTCCGCCGCTCTGTACTGACCACCGTAGAGTTCTCGTTCCGCATGGCAGACCCGACACAGAACAACCTGATTGAGTGAATAATTAATAATGAACAATTAATAATTAATAATGGATAACGGACAGTTATGGTTGACATCAAACGATTCAGAGAATGGCTTATTGAATTAAAGGAGAACGTTAACGGACAAGCTAAAGACGTTCAGATAGAAGGCATTGCGCTCGCCGTGCGCGAAGGGCACATCATCCGCAAGCTGCGTGACCGGCGCGGCGTTATCCTGTGTGCCAAATATCCCGATGCCACAGTGGATGGGGATGCCGATAACTTCAGCAGCGACAACGACATGGTGCTGTTCCTCTTGGAGAAAGTGCCGTCGGGCAGTCAGAGTGACGAAGACGAACTGGCGCATTATGCCGCCCTGCAGCAGCTGATGCTGGCTCTTCGCAACCGCCTGATGGATTCCCCTTTTGTTTGCGACAACGAAATGCAGGTTATGTCAGGACTTACCATCGAGTGGGAATACGACATCTTCGGAGGCTGGAACGGGCTGAGCATCGGATTCAAGCTGCAAGACTATGCGTGATAACTATTGGCTTCTAACTCCCTCTAACTCCTTTAACTCCTTTAACTCCTTAACTTCTTAACTCCTGACAAAAAATGACCGAACTATACATCGACGGCGTTTCCGCCGTATTGCCAAAAGACTTCAGCGTGCAGGTGAAGCGTGAGAATCCGCTTTTCACCAAAAACGGCGAATATACCTACGACATCACCCTGCCGCTCGGCAACCCGACCAACGCGGCACTTTATGAGCACCTGAACCGCCTGAACTCGGTAACAGAAGTGGCAAGCAAACGAACTGCCATTCTGATAGCCGATAACCGGGTGTACTGTGACGGCACCGAAATCATCACAGGATGGACAGATGAGAGCGTGAGCATACAGATAGCCAGCGGAAACTCGGAACTGAACTATATCATCGGCAACGACCTGCAGATTTCTTCGCTTTCCGGCATGCCGGTGACAGCGACCATTACCAAGAAGGCAGCGGTTGAACATATCGAGAAGCGTTATCCGGATGTAGACTATTGCCTGACCATGGTGTACGACCGCGACGGAGAAGAGATTCTTAATCCATGGGTCAATCTCACTACGGGATCTCCGGATCTGACCCCTGGGAATGTAAGCTCTTTGGGGAGCGTATCTCCCGACCTTGACCGTTTCATCCCGCAGCCTTACCTGTGTGTTTATATCAACAGCCTGTTCGAAGCGCTTGGATACAAACTGACCGACAACCTGCTGGCCGGCACCGCCTACGAAGACCTGTTTATCTGCCATGCGGTACGTACGATGAAATGGTGCGAGATGCTGCCAGGCTGGAGTGTAGGCGACTTTCTGGAACAGCTGGAACTGATGTTCGACGGTGTGTTTGTAGTAGACAACCGGAGCCGGAACGTGCGTTTCCTTGCCAAACAAAAATATTACCACGCTTCCACCACAAGCCATGTCCGCTGGGTAGAAGATGTGTACGAAGTGGAGACTGCCGATGAAGATGATGAGCCCGAAACCGTAAACATCCTGCAGAGCGATGTGCGGTATGCGTTTCCGGACAATGCGTATTGGCGTGGGAGGTGTCTGCCCGATACGGTGAAGGCTGCAGCCCGTAAAAGTGCCATCGACATAGGAGCTATCCCGCCGCAGCAAGGCGGTTTTGTCGGGCGGATGGATTACTGGTTCGGCTCTTCCCAGCACCAGCAGACAGACACGGTATGGACTGACGGGGAGACCCGGCGGAAAACATACTACGGAACGATGTCGGGCGAAGACCATGCAGGTGACAGAAACCGATGGATTCTGACAGACGAGTTTGCCGCCATTGAGCGTGCAGACCCCGAACAGGAGGTAGAACTGGAGATAATGCCGGCAGAAATCAGGCAGACAGGCAAAGATTTCTTCCGGGGTGACGAAGCAGGTCTGACTGTTCCTATATATATTCCTATGCCTGTCGTTGACGGAGGTTCGGGAAGTAGCGGTGACGAAGACGATGGCTCCGAAGGGCGTACCCCTGTGTCCGACCTGATCAACAACAGCAGTACGGGAGAAAGTGACGGGACTCCTTCAAAGAACAACATCTTCGTGGCATTTTACGGAGGGACAACCTTGCCTGTGGAAAACACCGAGTACTACGTGTTTTTAGACATTCCTTTCGCTTATACAGACGAATATCTCTATGTGTGGGACAGCAATACTTATATACAGACCAACACCGAGGGCAAGACGCTCCGGCTGACGGACCTGCAAACCTGCTTTTGGGAAGGCACTTTAGACGTAGACCAGCGCAACGAAATCAAGCTGACCAGCCACGACCCCAACCTGTACGACCCGCGGGGCGTTTTCGAAATCCGCAACAAACGATACGTGTGCAAGGAGATAGAATACACCCTCGATGCGGGTGGGCGCAAAGGGGCATGGACCGGCACGTTCTACCCCGCCAAGATAAGCGACACCGAAGCCGACGCACGCTGGATCCTGGCAGATGGCAAGTGGCGGGACGGCGGCGTGTGGCTTGATAACGGGCGATGGCTGGATTCATGATTCTCAATTTTCATTTTTTAATAAGGCAAGGTTATGAGTTTAAAAATAGACAGGGTCCAACTCGAAATCATCGTACAGCAGGACAGTGCACGTCAGAAGATGATAGAGCTGGAAGAGCAGATGAAAGCAGCGAACAGAGAGCTGAAAAAAATTAAAAAACAATTTGGCGAGAACAGCCAGGAATATCAGGCACAGGCACAGGTGGTGCGTGACCTGAAACAGCAATACGATGACCTTTTCAACGAAATCGGCATCGGGCACCTGAGCATGAAAGAACTCGCCAACCGCCAGCGCGAACTGAACGCCATCCTGCGCAATCTCGACCCGAGCCTGCCGGAGTGGGAACAATACAACAAGCAGTTGAAAGAGGTTAACGCACGTATCAAGGAGCTGAAGGGCACCGCTACCGAAACCGGACTTTCCATCAGCAAGCTGGCTGACGGTTTCAACCGCTATGCGGGCATGGCAGCAGGCGCCATCGCCACCCTGACCGGCATGACCCTCACCATGCGCCAGTGTGTGGATGAATATGCCAAGATGGAAGAAGCCGAGAGCCAGGCCATCAAGTACACCGGCATGACACGGGAAGAAGTGAAGCAGCTGAACGAACAGTTCAAGCAGATGGACACCCGTACCCCACGCGAGGAGTTGAACCGGCTGGCTGGCGAGGCAGGCAAGCTGGGCATTACGGGGGTGGACAACGTGCGGGAGTTCGTCGAAGCGGCGAACCAGATTAATGTGGCGTTGGGCGAAGACCTGGGCGAGGAAGCCGTGAACCAGATAGGCAAGCTCAGCCAGATGTTCGGCGACGAGAGCCGGAGCCTGCGCGACAACATGCTTGCCATTGGTTCGGCGGTGAACCAGGTGGCACAGAGCACCAGCGCGTCCGAACCTTACCTGGTGGAGTTCACGGCACGCATGGGCGGCGTGGGCAAGCAGGCAGGCATGTCCGTCACCGATATCATGGGATTTGCTTCGGCACTCGACCAGAACATGCTGCGCTCGGAGATGGCGAGCACGGCACTGTCCGGTCTCATCCTACGCATCTACCAGGAGCCGGCAAAGTATGCCCGGCTGGCACAGATGGATGTGGAGGAGTTCACCCGGCTGATGCAGACCGATGTCAACGCAGCGGTCATCTCGTTCCTGGAGGCTCTCAACAAGATGGGCGGCATGGCGCAAATCGCCCCGGTGCTGAAAGAAATGCAGCTCAGCGGAGCCGAAGCGGCAAGCGTCATCAGCACCTTGGCAGGCAATGTAGACCTGGTGCGCCGTGAGCAGGAGAACGCCAACAAGGCATTTGCCGAAGGCACGAGCATCACCAACGAATACAACGTGCAGAACAACACCGTGCAAGCCGGGCTGGAGAAGGCACGCAAAAGCTTTCAGGAAGTGCGGATAGAACTGGGCGAACGGCTGGAGCCGGTGATGAAGAACCTCATCAGCTTCGGCAGCCTGACCGTAAAGGGGCTGCTTTCGCTCATCAAGGCTTTCGACGACTACCGGGGTGTCATCATTACGACCACTACGGCGGTGGGGCTGTACACGGCAGCGGTAAACGTTTCCGTCATTGCCGACAAGGCGAAAGTGCTGTGGACGGGACGCATCGTCACGGGCTTGAAATCGCTCTTCACCCTTCTGCGTGCCAACCCGTGGGGCATCGCCGCAGCGGCGGTAGGAGTGCTGACCGGCCTGTTCATCGACCTGAAGCGCAAGCAAGACAGCGTGACGGAATCGATGCGCTCGATGGAACGCATCAACAAGACCGCAACCGAAGACTACGACCGTCAGGCATCGAGGGTAGAACAGCTTACGGCAATCCTGCACAACGAACGCATCGCTCAAGAGCAGCGCATCAAGGCACTGAACGAACTGAAAAACATCATCCCCGGCTACAACGGCATGCTGGACAACGAAGGCAGGCTGACCAACGACAACACCGAAGCCATCAAGGCATATCTGACACAGTTAGAAAAGCAAATCAAGCTGAAGGCGGCGCAAGAAGAGTTGGAAGAACTGTACCGGCGCAAACGCCAGTCGGAGAAACAGCTTGCCGCCGACGAGCAACGCTTCACCACGGCACAGCGAAACCTGTCCGCAGCCGAAAGTACGGCAACGGTGCAGGCATCCCGCATGGGCACCAGCGGTACCCGTATGCTGGCATCCGGCTTGAATCAAGGAGTGAAAACCATGCGTTCGGAGTTCCAGCTGGCAGAGAAAGCCGTGACGAACACCAAGAAGCAGTTGTCGGGCATCGAGCAAGCCATAGCCGATATCAACAACGAAATCATGTCGTCCGCACAAAGTACAGGCACGCCCGACCCCGTGAATCCCGAACTGGGAACGGGCACTACAACCACAGGTACGACCGGAACGCCTGCCGCTTCCGCTTCCGGAAACGATGCACTGGAAGCCGCCTACCGCGAGCGGCTGAACATCATCAAGCAGAACTACCTGGACCAGAAGATTACCGAAGAGAAGTACCGCCAAGAAATGTACAACGAAGAAATGGGCTACCTCGCCGCACGCCGGGACCTGCTGGAGAAAAACGGCGAAGACACCTCCCAGATACAGGGGCAGATATACGACAAGCTGATAGCCGAAGCCAACCGCGTATACGAAGCGCAGAAGAATGCCGACTTCGGCAAGGCGGAAGCGGATGCGAACGAACAACGCCGTGCCGCCAAGCAGGCATTCATCAGCGGCGACATTGCCGACGAAGAAGCCTACCGCCAGCGGCTGCTCGACATCGAACGGGAGTATCTGGAGGAGCGCAAGCGGCTGCTGGAGAAGTACGGCATGGATACCACCGAAGTAGAAGGGCAACTGCTGGATATGGGTGTGGAGCAAAAACAAAGCGATAACCAGCAGCAGAAACGCGACCGGCGCACGCAACGGGAAGAAGGATTCAGAGCCATAGACAGCACAGACGACTTCGGACAGAAGAACGACATCTTGGAGCAAATGTACGCCGATGATTTGGTCAGCTTCGAAGAATACCAGGAAGAGAAAACACACATCGCCGAAGAGCAGGAAGAGATGCGCAAAGAAATTGCCCAGTCGGCAATGCAATTGGTCGGTCAGGCGGCTTCATCCGCCAGCCAGCTGATAAGTGCCTTGCAAGACCGTGAGCTGAGCCAGGTGGAAGCCAAGTATGACAAGGAGATTGCCGCCGCCCGGAAGGCAGGCAAGGATACCACCAAGCTGGAAGAAGAGAAAGAGGCTGCCGTCAACGAAATAAAAAAGAAATATGCCGACAAGCAATTTGCTGCAAACATCCTGCAAATCCTGTCGAGCACGGCGGTCGGTATCATGAGATGTTATTCCGACTTGGGACCGATACTGGGCACAGTATCCGCGGCCATCGTAGCTGCCCAGGGTGCGGCACAAGTAGCCGTCGCCAAGCAGCAGCGCGATGAAGCCAAAGGTCTGTACTCGGGCGGTTACTCTAATGACTACATCGAAGGCTACACCGCCCCAGGCAACCCGCACGACACAGCCGGAGTCATCCCCGTACACAAGAACGAGTTCGTGGCGAACCACGAGGCGGTGGCAAACCCCGCCGTCAAACAGTTCCTCGATGTGTTCGACGTGGCGCAGAAGCGGGGCACCATCCGGATGCTCAACACCACGCAGATCCTGGAGCAGGTGCGCACCCGTGGCGGACGTTACGAAGGCGGGTACACCGATACCGGCACGGGTGATGCCCGTTCATCAGCGTTACCCTTTGCCGGAATGACGGCAGAACAACGCTCACAGGTGGTGGTACTGCTACAGGAAAACAACCGCCTGCTGACCATCCTGACAGAAAAAGAACTGGTGGTAGACCCGCGCAAAGTGCGTGACGCCATCAACCGGGTGAACCGCCTGGAGAAGAACGTGAGCCGCTGAACGCTGTCCTTTTCCCGCCCACGTCCGCCCGTTACCTTTGTCTTGAACTATTAATTATTAACTGTTAATTATTAATTGAATAGTGGACGTATACCAAGCAATAGAAGAGATGCGCCGGCTGTCCGGACTGCGGATACCGTTCTCGTTCTCGTACATGTCGTACAGCATCGCACGCCGCAAGAGCGAAGGCATCATCTGCATACGCCGTGCCCGGCTTTGCAAACAGAACCGCAAGGAGCGCAACCGCTACTCCAGCTATATGCTGAACTACATCGACCTCGATACAGGCAAACAGGCATCGTGCTGGCAACCCTTATTGCTAACATTTAACGACAACGAACTGCAACTGAAGTAATGGATACCAATTATGAACAGATAATCCCATGGAACGGAGCACAAGACACCGGACGTGACGTGCGCCTGAAGTGGAAGCGCAATTTCGACAAGATTGCTGCAGCCTTTGCCGAACTGTTAGAAGCAACTGCGGGATTGGACGAAAAGTTCCTCCGCAAGGACAAGGAGGACAGCACGCAGTACCTGCTCCGCCTGCTGGGCGGCATCGAGGTGGGCGAAGCCATCGATTCGTTCCTGGCGGGCAAAGGCATTATCGCGGACACGAACGGGCGCATACAGGCAGACCGCATCGAGGTGCGCGGGTCGATGTCCGTCATGGAGCTGATCATCAACGAGATTACCGCCATGGCTGGCGATTACTCGTTCACCGACGCGGGGCACATCGAGCGGGTGGAGACCGTAGAGGACGGCACGTACAAGCTGTACATCCGCAAGGATACCGAACACGACATCACTTCCCTGGGCACGGACGACGTGGTGTACAGCATCGTCAACAGCCTGCTCACGGGTGGCACGGACTACTACACCTCGTGGATGCGGGTGGTGGCGAAAAACGTGAACGACAACGCCCTGACCGTAGTGCTGTACCCCGATGGCGAAGTGCCGGGCGGCAAGAACTATCCTCCGGCGGCGGGATACAACCTCACCCGCAGGGGCAACGCCGTCGTGCCGGCAGAAGGCGATCCGCAGAACCAGCGGGCGCAGTCGTGGCTCATTTCGTCACGAGAGGGGCGCATGATGTTCCTGGCCAACGTGTACAAGCCCATCCTGGAGGATTACAACTACGCGCTCACCGTCGGCAAGCTGCCCAACCTGGCCGCGCTGGGCAGGCTGCCCGTGTCCACCGATGACGTGGGCATCGTGGCGCAGACCATCATAGCGGAGAACTTCTACCAGTTCGACTACAACGGTGACGTGGTTCCCAAACGGGTGAGCCGGGGCGAATGGTCGTTGGCGACGGCACAGGGAGACAGCCCTTACCGGTTCGTCACCCATACGTCGGCACAGCCCGACGGGAGCACGGTGACCCTGCTGGAGCAGCACACGGTGACCCATTACGGGTGCCTGTGGGGCTGCCTGACGGACAAGACCACCGAGGAGCCGCAGTGGAACGCGGCGGGATGGGTGATGCTGGAGGGCGACCCGAACTACTACCTGTACTTCAACCTGCCCACCGACTACGTATGCCGGGTCGGGCAGGTCAGCGTCCGGCTGGAGGCGTGGGTGAAGCATGGCAACCGCGACATAACAGACGTGCTGATGGCCACGGCGGGCACCGAGGTGGAGTGGCTGCGTGACACGGGTGACACCCCTTCCGACAACGCCTGGTCGCCGCAGTACGTCGAGGGCAAGAAGAACGTGATACTCATCGACAACAGCGACGCGCACGGAGTCGGCAGCGGCTTCGGCTACGCTTACCGGCAGCTGGCGTTCGTCTGCAGGGTGTTCGTGCCTGTGGGCGGAGACTTACAACTGCTGGCCGAGAATACATTTTCAATCAATTAAAAAAAATGACGATATGCTTAAATCGATTCAACAGACCATCATTTCAATGTCGGACGGGCATTCCGGCATGGGAGGCATAAGGGTACTCTCAGGCAACCCCGTCCAGACTTACAACAAGGACACGGACGAATACGAGCCGGACCGTTCCATCCTCCCCTGCGTGCTGATGCCGTGGTTTTCGGCGGCGGACGCCGAGGGGGTGATGACGGGCAGCCAGACGGTGACGGGGGCGGAATGGTACGAGGGCGCGCCGAAAGAGGGCGGCAGCAACCGCATCACGAATGAGACCGCCGGATACGAGGTATCGGCGTCAGGCATGCCCGAATGGAGCCTGAAGGTGAAGAAAAACATTCCCGCCGACGACCCGGTCGAACTGTACTGCACGTATTACATCACCAACAAGAAGACGGGCGTGACCGAACGCTACGAGGCGAGCGTCGCGTTGCGCACTTCCGTGTTCGACAGCGCCAACTTTTCCCTGAAGACCGACATGCCGAACTCGTATGCCGTGGACCCCCTGCAGGCCGTGGCCGACAGCGAGGGCAGGTGGCTGGTGACGTACAACGCCCAGCTGTACAACGGCACGGAGAAGGTGCCCGACGCGAACGCCGTCTACTGGTGGCAGAAGAAGGAGGACGGCGCATGGCGCAACTTCACGCAGGACGAACTCGACCTGTATGCCACCGTCAGCGGAAAGAAACTCACCATCGACGCGCGGCTGACCGAAGGCATGGAGAGCTACCGGGTGATGGCGGCCTATTACGCCACGGGGGCGCAGAAGCCCTCCTCCCCTCCCACGGGCGCATGGCAGTGCACGTCGACCCTGAAGCTGGAGATGCCGAAGACGCTCAAGCCGGTGGTGGTGCAGAAGGCGGGCGCAAAGATGAACTCGACGTTCACCAGCACCGTGATTTACGAATGCCGGATGACGTACAACCGGCAGGTGATTACCGGCAAGGACGACTTCTTCCGGTTCACGTGGAAGGGCAAGTCGGGCAAGACAGGCTCGTCCGTCAAGGTGATAGGCACGGGCAAACAGGTGTCCTTCACGCCCGCATCCAAGGGGTTCGACAAGGGCTATCCCGTAGAGGTGTGGTGCGAGGTGGAGACGTTCACGAATTACGCCATTGTCACCCAATCGGGCAAGGTCGTCACGAGCGGCGGCAAGGCGGTCATAAGCAAGGTGTTCAACTAACTAATTACAGAATATTATGAGGTATCTATTGGTAAGAGAAGAAGAGATTGCCGGGCAGACGGATACGACGTACAAGCCGCGCGTGCCCGACGGCAGGATTATCCTCGCCGAGAACGAGGCCAAGGGACTGGACAACTTCAGCGCGCAGTTCCTGTCAGCAGAGGCATTGAAGGTGCTGATGGAGCAGCCCGCACCCGATACGGGAGGCGGGGGACAACCATCCGGAACCCAGCCGGAAGAAGAACCGGACGTGCCGGATGAGCCGGAGACCGTGCCGGACAAGGAGCCGGAACCGGATACGCCGGAAGAAACGGGACAGGAGAGCATACAGGAAGAAACAATAACTTTAATCGAATAAGGCAATGGCAAACACGATTTCATCAGCTTTCAGAATCATCGCATCGATGGACGGAAGCACCATCAGCGGCTCGCTGCGTGTAGACGGCTACCCGCTCATCCAGCGGTACACGGAGGGCACGGAGAAGTACATCCCCGACTTCGCCTCGCTGGCCGAATCCGACAGGCCGACCATATACCCGGTGCTGAGAGACCAGTCGAACGCGCAGGTGCTGGTGCCCAACCAGTACGTGTGGAAGTACAACGACGTGGAACTTACCTTCGGCTCGAACGGGCTGAGCACCAATTCGGGAATGGCGGGCAAGTTCAAGCGCATAGACGCGTACAGGGTGAACATCAGCGGGCAGCAGTATTCGCTGCAGGCACTCAGGGTCATGGGCAACCTGGCGTCCTCCACCAACCACGACAACGACAGCATCTCGCTCGACGGCTCGATAGAGGTGTCCGGCTCGTCCGTGTCATTCAAGGGCATCAGCAAGGATGTCATCATCCAGCAAAGCACGGGCAACCAGTATTCCGCCGTTATTGTCAACAACAACGAGTCGGCGTTGACCAACGACGTGTCATCGATTACCGAACAGCTGCAGATATACAAAGACGGCGTGCTGCTGACCGACCGAATGGGCATCACGTACAAGTGGTACATCATCAAGCCGACCGGCAACAGAACCCTCGGTACGGCGGCGACGCAGACCATCACCCGTGACGACATCGACAGCTACGGCGTGGTGGCCTGCGACATCTCCGCCGGAGGTTCGGTCGTGACGACCGCCTACGACCCGGTGACCGACTACGGCGACCCCTACGACGTGCGCTGGGACGTGACCGGGACGACGGGAGACCGCTGCCAGCCGGGCGAGACGCCGACCATCAAGCCCGTGCCCGTGAAGCGGAGCACGCAGCAGGACAACGAGAGCCTCGTGTCGACCTGGAACTGGGCGGTGTGGGACAACAAGGGGGCCGGGTTCACCCTGAGCGGCAAGACCGGCAGCACCTTCACCGCCAAGAGCGTGACGACCTCGTACAATGAGATCATCTCCGCGTCGGGCGGGCTGAGCTTCATCGTGTCGGCATCGTACAACATCTAACCCCACACGCCATGCAGCTCAGTTCAATGTACAAGATAACGGCCACCGCGCCCGACTACTACATCGAGGTGACGCCCGAAGCCTTGTCGCTTTCGGCGTACAACGTGGCTTCCACCCCGCTGCGGATACGCTTCTGGGCGAACGACGGCGAGAACCGCAATCCGTACTCCGCCTGGCTCACCCTGCAGGTGCGTAGCGGCGAGAGCGTGCTGTACACCTACCGTCCATCCGTTGCCGTAACCGGATACGAGTACGCGTGGCCGTCCACGCAGTATGCCGAGGCGGACAACATCCTGGTCGTGTGCCACAGCAATAGCGAGCGCACGGTGGAGGTGGGGCGCAAGACGGTCTCGCTCGTGTGCGAGAACCCCATCATCTTCCCGCGTCCGGAGACAGCATGGAGCAGCTCGCTCACCTTCAAGAACGGCGAGGTCATCATGCTGGACGACACGGTGTACATGTGGTGCAGCCGGGTATCCGGCAATACCAGCGTCAACCCCAAGACCTACATCGCCAACGGCACGCTGCCCCGCGTGTGGGCGGCGTACCAGAACTGGCCGCTGCTGTGCACGCAGATGTTCCTCGCCCAGTTCGCCAAGATAGGGTCGGCTGTATTCATGGGAGACTACATGCTTTCCCAGTACGGCAAGAACGCGGGAGGCTCCGTCATCACCGACTACCGGCAGTTCGACTCCTCGAAGCTCGGACAGGCGGGCTGCCCCTTCACGCCAAGAGTATACGTGGACTGGAAGACAGGAAAGGTCTACATGGACTATGCCGAGGTGGCGGGCACAATCAACGCCAAGGACGGCACGATAGGCGGGTTCGAGATACACGACGGCTACATCGGTGCCGCGGGGAGTGGCACGTTCGGAGAGTTGTCCATAAACCGCAACTTCATCCGGGTCGGCGACTCCTCCTGCTACGCGTTCATCGGGGCGGGGCTGCTCGGCCTGTTCGGGCTTTCCGAAGCCGCCGCAAGGCTGGAGAACAAGAAGACCGGCTCGATGCGCCCGAACATCGGCGCCTATATATCCGTGACCGGGATAGGCCGCACGGGCATGGACGACAAGACGGGCGTCAGCTACGGCAACCACGCGCTGTATGTACCCAAGGGCGACATCTGCGGGTTCAGGCTCCGGACACGGAGGGTCGACGCCAGCCAGACGCTGAGCCTGATGGACTCCGTCATCCTGTGCGTCAACAGCTCCAACATCACCTTGACACTCCCGTCGGGGGCGGAAGACGGGCAGATGTACTTCATCCGCAAAAGGTCCACGGGGAACATTACACTGTCCGGCCACATACAGCGGGACTTCGGAAACACCGTGTCTTCCATCAACATCGGCAACCAGACGCTGTGCATCGTCATATACGACCAGACGAACAACCTGTGGACGACCAACAACGTGCAGCCCGGATGGGATTAACGAACAATATTTTTAAACTTAAAACAAAAAGATTATGCAAACAATAGACATAGCACAAGCAATCAAGGACAATTCAGCCAATGTATCACAAAACCTCGATCCGTCAGTTCTGGGAGGACTGCTG